AGAACGTGCTTGTGATCCTTTTCGCACAACCCGGCAATGTCACGGCTGCTCATTGTCGGTTCGTTGTTCTTGCTGCTTAAAATTAAACCTGTCATTATTAACTCCTGCTTTTGATTACCCGCCGAGCTGTTTCCGCAGCGCCTGAGGCGGGTTTTCTCGTTTTAGGCCGAAGGCCCCTTTGTTGTAATCACTACTCTCACTTCACCGCCTACCACCACGTCATCGCGTTTCAAGAACGGGTGAATCTGAAAGTGGCAATCATCAATTCCGAGTGCGTCCGCCAGCCCATCGCGTCCAGACTTAAATGCAGCGATCACGTTGTCGTCATCACGAGCCCTGCGGTTCGGCGGGTAAAAATCTATAAAAACGTGCAACTCATAGCCGCCAGCCACAAGATCGCTTAGGGCTTTCATATCCCACTTGCCGGCCCGAATGTACTCCAGCGAAGTCATCTTGCAGTCGTAGCGGTACCGCTCTGCAGCCTTGGCCTTTTTTGACCAGTGGACTCTGGCGTTTGGGCTTAGCGCCTTGGTGGGCCAGGGAAGAATGATCTGGAATTTGTCTGGCATTGCCTGCTCCGTCTGCGCATTTCAAAAACTGTTTTAACGTGACGTGTCACGTTCTCTCTGTACTGTTCTGGACATTCCGCCAGCCTGGCCTTCCGTTCGTCCCGATCTACACCGGCGGTGACGTATGCGTTCCATTCACCAAGTGACTTCATTGTTGTGCCCAATCAAAGATGGGGCCCTGCCTTCTGCTAAGCTGTTGTTGCAACACAAATCAACTCTGAAAAAGGAAGACCCCATGACCAGTTCCAACGACTCCAAAGAGCGTATTGCTGCCGATATCCTTATTGCTTGGATGGAAAGCAATAAAACTGGCGAAGAGCGCCAATATGTTTCGACCCCTGAAAAGATTGCAGAGACCTACCAAACCATTTATCACTCTGTGTTCTGGGCCACTAAAAAAGCTCAACCCGAGCGCTAACCGCTAACCGCTCTGAGTTGGCTCATCGTTGAGCTGGCTCAAAGCCCGATTAAGATGCTTCACGGCTGTGGGCCAGTCGCAGCCCCAACTCGAGGAATAATTCAGTGCTGTCTCAATCCGCCAGTGCACTTCCTCAATTTGCAACTCCACCGGTGCAGCAGGTTTTCTCGTATCAGTGCTGTGTTCCGTCATATCCAAATTCCTTCTGTTAGTGATGGGCCCTTTTAACGCGATGGCTCAGCGCGACAAGTTCACTGCTGATGCGGCGGCCTCGCAGGGTCACAACCGAATCGGAATAGATACCTCCACCCCCGCATCTGGAAGGGCTCTTACGCTGGCGTCCTTTTCACCCCAACTCAGCGTGGCCTGGGCTCTGACACAAAGAACCCTTCCAGATACAGGCCCTTTACGGGGGCCAGGCGGCAAATCACCCGGGTTGTGTAAGGTCACGCGCTGTTCTGCGTGGGGGCCACTTTGGGCTTTGCTGCTGCGGTTATTCGCTTCCGGCTCCCATACCAGTTGCTCTATGACACCCACCATCAGCTGGGGGCTGGCCGACTAATGCCGCGGGCCAGGCGCGGTGTGCAAAACACTGTACAAATAGCCACCACCGTTCAGGGCGGTACCTTTCGTTACTGAAAACGGTTTAATAGAAACCATCACGCAGCCTCTCCTGGCTCTTTGCCAGCAGGGAGGCCGTCGGTGGGGTTCGGGTAGATGTCGGGACGGAGCTGGTGAGGAGTTACCTCCCAATCACGAGCGCAGGAATAGCGAATCACCATATCGGCGGGAATCCGCCCACGGCTGCGCCAATTGTTGAGCCTTTGAAGGCTCACTCCGAGTTTTTGGGCCAGAGCAGAAGCTCCGCCTGATTTCTTAATGTCGCGGGCAAGTGTCGTCATGGGTACAAATCTAAACGTTGCGTGTAGTACAGTCAACAAAATGTGCATTGCGGGCCGACGAATAAACACAAACAATCTGTTTATGAACGAGACAGCGCACAGAGTTGACAAAGAACTAAACGATATCGGTAGAAAGTGGGCCGACTTGGCGCGCCATATTGGCGTGAGTGATCAAGTTGTTCAGAACTGGAAAGCCCGCGGTATACCAAAAAACGCATTGCCGAAAGTGGCGGATTTCCTAGGCAGAACTATCGACTGGGTGATGACTGGCAACAATGCTGGCCATGCGGTCAGTGAGCAAAGGACCCCATATCACAGAATCACCACCCCTCCTGCAGATGAGCTTGAATTTGTAGGACGCATGGACGTCTGGGACAGCAACACCCCATTGGATGATGACGAGGTTGAATTGCCGCTATTCAGGGAAGTAGAGCTGGCGGCTGGAGCTGGCCAAACTCAGGTAATTGAGAATCACGGCGCCAAGCTGAGGTTCGCCAAGTCCACGCTGTCACGAGCAGGCGTACAGAAAGAGCACGCCGCCTGTGCGTTTGTAAAGGGAAACAGCATGGAGCCCGTCATGCCGGACGGTACCTGTATAGGCGTGAACACTGGCGATACTACGGTCAGGGATGGCGAAATCTATGCGATCGACCACGACGGCATGCTGCGGGTGAAGTACCTGCACCGGCGCCCAGGTGGCGGCATCAAGATTGTTAGCCAGAACGCCATAGAGCATGAGCCCGAGGACTACCCGGCGCAGAAGATGGCTGATGAAAATATCAGGATCATCGGGCGTGTGTTCTGGTGGTCGGTGTTGAGGTAGGGAGCATTATGCTAAGCAAGCAGCAGGTAAGGGATCATTTGCGGGAGCCAAAACTGATTGACTCGGTTGACTTTAAGCACGCCAGCTCTTCTCGGGATATGCCCAAATTCTTGCGATTGAAGGGCAAGAGGCTCCACCATACAGACGTTATGGATGCCGGCGGCCCATACCGTGTGTTGTTTGTGTGGCGTGACGGGGCGATTCTTGAGAAGCGAAGCTTTGCCGCGTGGCTGTTTCTAGCGCAGGGTGCAGATTTAGTGCCTGTCTCAAGACTGGACTACCACCCTTCGCACAGGGGGCTGCACGTACACGTTAACTGCGAAGATGGCCGCGACCTTGTTAATCGGGGGCTGCCAGGGACAAAAATCCTAAACCTGAAAAAGACCCAGAACTGGAACCCTAAGCTGGAAATTGACCGTATCAATCTAGTGAGCAGGGCATTAAACTGTTTTGGCATTTCGCTGACAGGTGCTAAGGGAGGGCTTTTTTAATGGATACAAAAACACTTCAAGCCGACCTATGCAGCGGTTTCCATATTTCGCCTACAGAGTCAGGCGGGGCATTAATCCGCACGCCGTTCAACTACGACGATGGCGACAGCGTTGTGGTATTCATTTCACGCATGCCTGGCGGCCAATTCCGATTGGATGATAATGGCGAGTCTGCGTATCGCCTGATGACGGACGGCATCAGCCTTGATGGATCTAAAGCTAAGAGCTGGCTGGCATCGATCAAAGCCACCCACACGGTTGCCTGGGATGAAGCGAATGAAGAACTGTTCTGTATTGCGGCCGCCGCGGGTGAAATCGCCAGTCTAGCGATGAAAGTGGCAGAATGTTCGGCGCAGATGCAGGTTCTTAGTGCGCTCCGGCAAGACCGGCAAATGTCGACGTTCAAAGAAGAAATAATGGCGGCGCTGCGCCAGGTGTCCATGGAAACGAGCATTGAAGCGCGTTACGATTTCCCGGCGGATCCAAATAAGCAGATCTTTGTTGACGCATATTTTATGTCTGAAACGCCGATATCCATTGTGGTGGCCACTTCCAACGAGCGATTGCTTGAGGCCGAACTGCTGTGGAGCTCAACCCAGAACCGACAAGATCCTATGAAGGTTATTGCGGTTTATGAGGATATGAGCAAGCTCTCTGAGCGCCATCTTGCGCGGGCTGCTTATTACACTGACAAGACGGTTCCATGGCGGCACATGCCTGATGCATTTCACCATTATATAACCAACGAGGTGTTGCGAAAACACTGAACTGATTCCGAAGCCCGCCCCTGAGCGGGTTTTTTATTGCCTGCAATTCCTGCTTCCAAGCGTTTAGCGCCCACAAAGTCTCGATTAGTCCTTTCCCCGGAACTTTATACAAGCACTTTAACCAGCCGGCATGCCTGCGCTCACTTCTGGGGCTAGAAAATAGTTTCTAAAACTAAACATTATGTGTTGACTGGCGTAAACAGTCCGTTTAGTATTTAACACATAACGTTGATCAGGGAGACAACATCATGGGGCGCAAACTTAAACCAACATACCCACGCATGCTCGTAGAGCTGGCGGACACCACACTTTTACCGCCACGCCGTGGCCAGGTCGTCATGCTCGCCGCTCGCGGCATGAGCGCCAAAGAAATTGCCCGGGATCTGGGCATCTCGCCAGATACCGTTTCATGGCACCTCGACGAAGCCAAAGACCAATTTCACGCCCACAGCAGAGTGGATCTGATTAGCCAGGGCTGGATGGCGGGCCTGTTCCGCGCTCGCATGCTTACCTGGGCCTTGATGGTTTTCGCCATGGCGCCAGCGCTGCGCAGCAAGCCTTCCTCGGTCAGTCCATCACGCCCACCGGTGACCGCCAGCCGTATCGGTCGCACCCAAATCAGCTCTCAGTTCGCATAAGCAGGAGAATCACCATGGCAACAATCACTCTAGAACTTCCAGACACCACGCCTATTATGTCCATCATCCAGTTCGCCAACTCTCTGGGTTGTGACTCACAGCTGGCCGGCGCTAACCACTTCCGTTTCAAGCCACGTGAGCAGCCCGCCAGTGCAGGCCGCGTTGTCGCCTTCCGCTTAGCAAGGGCTGCGGTAAACGCGCAGCCAACGCCTCCTGGTGCAGCATGATCGGCCTCGATCGCTTGCAGAAGCTGGTGGCTTTGGCTGCGAGTGAGCCTTCACAAATGGCTGAGCGTCAAATGTGGCCTTGGGGTGAGCTGGTAACCGTCGAAATTATCCAGGGCTGCCCGATGTATTTCGTGGGTGACGACGAAGTGAACGCGACTGCAGCCGCAGATGCCCTGGACAACCAACCACAGCCCACAGCGGCATAAGGATAATTTATGGCACTTATTTTATCTCGTAGGCCAGGTGAGGCCTTGGTGTTCAAAACCGCCAGCGGCGAACTGATTAAAGCAACCGTTCTGGGTGTGCACGCGAATCAGGTGCGGATCGGAGTGGATGCGCCAAAGAGTATTTCTGTGGATCGCGAAGAAATCTATCTGAAGAAACAGGCGGAGCTTGAGTCATGAGTCTGTTTGATCCCTGGCAAACCGTCAGCAACATGGCCCATGAAGCCCGCAAGAACGGCGGTTACGCAACGCTGCCAACGCCAGACGGTCATCGCCTGCTGAAGTTGTGGCGCATGGGGCCGGTAACGCGGTTTTTTATCGGCGCTGAAGAGGTGGCAGGCCCTGAGTTTGCGGACGAAGTGCAGGCTCAATACCACGCTTGGCAGCATCAACAGGAGATGAAGCACGGATTCCCGGGAGTCACAGGCTTTGTTGACGACTGCGATTTGCAAGCGACAGAGCTCACAAAGCGCGAGTTGGCCGAAGTGCATTGCCTTGCAGCCCTTCTAAGTAACGGTACAGAAGAGTATCGGGCCGTTGACGACGCCATTCTGGCCGTGTCGGTCTTAATGGATAAGTGGGCGGAGCGCGAGACCGATGCCTAAATCACGCAGCCGCGGCAAGGGAGTTGGCAGCATGAGAAACATAGCGATGGTGCTAGA